TTGGACGCGGTGACGTTCTTAGGCGTGCCCTCGATTAGGCGGCTGTTTCGGTAGAGCACCCAGCCCACTTTCGGCAGGAAAATCCGGCTGTTGCTCTGGTCGAGCTTAAAGCCTTGCGGGTAGCGGAAGCTATCCGACTGCCCCTTCTTCTTGAACACGGGCTTATCCGCCCGTTTCTCAAAGAAGTTTTTGTAGGCCGCCTCCAAGTTCTTGAGCGTCTGTTGAAGCGCCTGCGAGGGTGCATCTGCCAGCCACGGCGTTTCGTTATCGGCCCGCCAGCCGGTGAGTAGCTTGCAAAGATCGGCGTAGCCCAGCTTCTTCTCTCCGCTCGCGTAGCGACTTTCTTGCAAGGCCAGCGCCTTGTTCCAGACAAAGCGAGAGCAGCCGCCGATGCGACCAAGTTCGCGGCGTTGCCGCTCGTTAGTCTTCAGCTCGAATTTGTAGGCTTGGAGTCGCTCCACAACTCAGATAATAGTTGGTCTATGGAACAAAACAAGGAAATTAGGCATGGTCGCAACTGTGTTTTCTCACTACACGTCCATTTGGTCTTTGTGACAAAATTTCGTCGCCGCGTGTTCGACCAAAAGGCGATCGCCAGGCTCCGGGAGCTGTTTGCCAAAATCTGGTTCTTCTGGCTTAATCCGATATTCAATTGACGGGAAATTCCAAATCATTCTGGATGTTTCGACGTCTTCCCAATTTTCCAAGCCATGGGGGCGCCATTGTATCTTTTTCCCTTCCAACGCAGCTTGCATGGTTTTGATGTTGTTGGCAAGTTCTTCTTTTAGCATTGTGTTTTGTGTGGTTTGTATAGTGAGTGGTCTTGGATGGGTTTCGTGGTTAATCTATAATTCTGTCAAAGGGGAATTGAGGATTCATATGGATTGACTTTCGTCACGTAGCTTGTTTCCCAACGCGATCGCGTTGCGCTTTTATCTCAGCCTCCCACGCTACCAGCCTATCGATAACCTTTCCAGGAGATAACCCCGAATCCTCTGACATTCGCTTAATCGCTTCTATTGATTTTGGGTCAATAGTTGTTACAAACCTAACCCTGTGTTGGTCGGCTGGTTTTATGGGTCTGCCTTTAATGTGTCGTGATTCCATTTCTGTGTAAATCGCCAAGCGGCATCGCGGTTTTATCCGACGCTGGCACTGTGTTTTCCCGTTGTGTTGGTAGGCGGCTTGGTGTCGAGAAGCCGCTTCGCCAGGGCTTCAGGGGTCAACTTTCCGTCCTTCATGTCTTCAACCACTATGCGGAAAGCGAAGCCGAGCCCAGGATTGCTTTCAATCACTCTCTTTAAGTCCGCCACCAGCTGCCGGGAATCGTATTGACGAAGCTCTTCCAACGGCACCGAAAGCACCGACGCCAATTTGGCTAAAACTTCCTCGGAGGGAAACCGACGCCCGAGTTCTACGTCAGAGAGAAAGGGGGCAGAGACGCCCAAGGTCTTGGCGAGTTCACGAAGCGAAAGGTCGGCGGTATTCCGCAGCTCTTTAATTTTCTGCCCAAGGGATTGTTGTATCATAATGTCTTCTTCTAAACGATAGAGTGTGTTTTCCCGTTGTGTTGGTAGGCGCGGGTCTGCAAAAGTCATTTCTTAAATAAGGTAAAAATCCGGCAACGCTTTTGCAAATCGCACCAACTCCTCAGCCATGTGTGTTGCGAGGGTTACAGATGCACCGTCACCAAGCGGCGCTTGCATCCATGCTCCAGTGCCTCGGCCACGCAATGCCGGTGACACTGGTGCGGCAGCTTCTCAAAGCACGTCAACGCCACGCGCGCGCCGACTTCGATCCAGCCGTGAATCTTCGCCAGCGACTCCGTCTGCTTCGGCAGGCTCTCGCGCTCGTACACCGCGAACAGCGCGTCGTAATCCGCCTGCGTGTTTAGCTCCCGGCGCTCCTCCGAGGCGATGCCCAGCTCGGGCAGATGCTCGTAGCGGATACCCACGCCTTCGCACGCCTTACTCAACGTGCCTTTGGAAAAGCCGTATTTGCGGCTGATCGGATTCCGACGCACGTCGCACAGCAACGTGACTCCATCGCGCAGCAGGCGATTCAAATAATTCTCCAGCGCGCACCCCTCATAGCCGATCGTGCAAAGGCCGGGCCGACTCGCGTCGGGCCGTGTCGCCTCGATAACTCGCAACGCAGCCGCGTCACCCGCCAGCACGCGATCCGCTATCTCGCTGCGGATGGCGTAAAATGGGTGACGCCGATACGCCTCGGCCACCAACGCGTCGCCGCGCAGGTTCGCGGGCGCGCGGGCAAACCGATCCATGCCCATGCGGACGCGGCCATCCACCTTTGCGGATGCCTTGCCGGTCGGCGTCAGTTTCCACGCCCGCTCCTCGTCTGCGAGCAAGCCTTGATCAGTCAAGCGCCGCTTGTCCGCGTAAGATGTGAAGGAAAAGCCGCCGAAACGGTAGGGCACGAACTCGTAGGTCGCGTTTGCGGCGTTCGGCGCGGTATTCGGTGGCGGTCATGCGCTTTAATTGAGCTGGTAAACGGTGATGGGGCCAAACTCACCGTGCCCGCTGGCCCATTCCGCCAGCCCAAAATGATCGACGATCTTTTGCGCTGCGTCGCCTCGGCTCGACTCCTCCCTCCACTCGCCCAGGTTGACGAGCAGGGCCGGAACCTCGGGGTCTTCGCTCTCACTGACCCCGCTGTCAGGGGTGAGGCTGCCTGCCTCCACGGCGGCGGCGATGGCGAGTTTGATTTCTTCGATTTTGTCGGTGTTCATTTTCGGGAAAAGTCCCCGGGGAGATTCCATCTGGGTTGCGTTCGTGCTGAGTCGGTATTTTTCTGTATAAGTTTCCATGTGTTTTCCCGTTGTGTTGGTAGTTGGGTTAGTCGGCCAGCGGCGCGGAATTCCCAGCCATGTGCGGCTGTTCTTTTCCATCCGTTACAACAACCGGCCTAGTGGTAGTCATTGTCCGTATCCGTTTCTGTATCTTCGCATTCCCACTTGCCGTCACGGATTTCCGCGACGGTATCACCGTCAGAGTCCTCAACTGTCACCCCCCACGCGGGTTGCAATTCCTGCTCCATTTTGATCGCGGCTTTGATCGCATCCGATTCGGATGCGGCTTCGATCACGCGGGTCTCTTTCGTGCTAATGAGTGTGTATTTCATGGTGCGGTGTGTTTCTTTTTCATCGTCGGCTTCATTGCCTGCGATGGATTGACTTTCGTTTTTTCGGCTCATTCCTGCCATGTGCCGGAACTGGCCTTGGCTTCATAGGTGAGATTACTCATCGGCCACCTCGGCATAGGCGTCCAAAGGACGAGTGGCCACCGGCTCCTGGAAGTGGACTCAAAAAGTATAGGCCGGATCGGATGGGAGTTCCACCAGGAACTCCCCCTTCCTATTGTTTCCCCGCAAGGGGACAATACTGATGGGGATTCTTTCCCCCCCTTTCACGATAAATGCCGACGCCCCATCGGCCCAGTCGTTGGAATATCCACGCCCACTCCAGGCGTGGATGAGCCCTTCGTAGGACTCGATCTCCGAATATGAGAGTTTATTTCCGCCCGACGGGCGGAACCAGCCCTGCAGGGACAAATTGTCCCATAGGTTGCCAGTGAGGGTGAGGGTGATCGTGATGGTGTTGGTGGATGTGGATGTGGTCATAATATCTTTTTCTTTCTGCAGTTGGCTCAAATTGTGAGCCTCAACGCTGAGTTTTTTTGCTCCCACTCCATGGCCTCAGCGCTACCATAGGTGGAGTATTTACACCAAAAGCTTTTGGCTAGTGTCAGTCTCCGGAGAGATCTGGTTTTTCACAGCGGACTCGCTTCCGATGGTCAAACTGTATCTCGCTGGAGCTTTTAATGCAACAAAAAAGAATGAATTTCCGCCCGCAAAATGAAGATTTTTCGCTCCAGTCACCAAAACGCCCAAAGCATTGGGGTTACTCTGGGAAAAGCGTCAAAAACTCAAAAGTTCCGGCTCGCCGGAAGCCCGGAAGGAACATAGAAATTTAAACAAATGAATAACCGACGCATTCACTGTGCGTGAAAGACGCCCTTTTTCACGCTGGCTGTAATCGCGGCTTTATGCTATTGCTACTTGTGCGTTACCGTTGTGGCTATGAGTTGTTTATACAAAAAAGCCCTCGAATTTGAGCTTTTTCCGCCCTTTTTTTCGGTCCCGTTTGGGCATGGGTGGGGTTCAGAAATACCGGGTTCCGAGACACCCTACGTAGTAGGTGTCGGAACCCGGGATTCCGGGACCCCGCTGCCCCCATCACCCGGAACTATTAAATGTTTTACATTCGTAAATGCATCTAATCTCGCCAATCGCAGCGCCTCGGTTTTGGTTGCGATTTTTCTGAGTTTGTGGTCTAATGCAACTCACTTGCAATAAGCGCTGATCGAAATTGCGTCAGGATTGGCTGTATTGAGTTTTTATTAGGCGTTGGCTATGGATACACTAAATGTCAGTCAAAACGCGCACAGGGCGGCAAAGCGCGCAAATGCGGGCGTGTTGCGCAATGGATCAGATGATAGGGCCGTCAATCGCGACGTTGCGACGGCGCCGCGACCAACGGGATGCCAATCCGACAATCCGTCCGTCGGTTGTCGGCAGCTCGATAATAATGTAATCGAACGGATAAAAAGATAATCAAACTGATGAAAATACAGAAAAAAAATGAGACAACGGACAGCCGACGCGCCAGACCGATACGGCCAACCGAGGACATCATCGAGAGAATCCTCGACGCCGTGGCTGATGGCTCGTCGTTGAGGAAAATCTGCGACGAGCCGGGTATGCCTCATCGCGCAACATGGGTGAGATGGATGGATAGCATCGATGGCCTTAGCAGCAGATACGCGCGCGCATGCCAGATGAGAGCAGACGTGCTCGCCGACGATCTCGCCGAGCTGTGTGAGTCCGCGCTGGAGCCGACGCTTGAAGACGAGCATGGCAGAATGCGTATTGATAACGCGCGCGTAAACGCGATTAAACTGATCATTGACACACGGAAATGGGCAGCGTCGAAATTGCACCGCGAAAAGTGGGGCGATGCGCCAGCCGCCAGCGTCAACGTCGCGGTTGCGGTCGCGTTGACTGAAGATCAACGGTTGCGCATCATGGAGTTGCGGCGCGCGCGGATGGCCGCATTGGATCAGCCTACGGAGCAAAAAGCTGATAACGTCATACAATAGGTATCATATAAAGCGTGTTCCACAGAACTCCTCTGTAAATCGCCGTGTGGAACATTCGCCCGCCTGATCCGAGTCGATGGCGTAAAACGGACACAAACACGGGCGAATCTGTCCGTTTTATGCCATTGATTTGCCCGTGTTTGGGTGCGGTCGCGTTATTTTGCGCGCACTAGGCGCGCGGGCGCGCGGGCGCATTTCTGCCCCCCATGGGGGGCAAACGACCCCCCATACCCCCGATTTCAACCGACGCTCCGCATATACGAAATTAGCTTCGGATTGCGACTAAAAACCCAGTCAACGCGAACGGTGTTGCGATTTGCAAAACAACATAGGGATCATGATGTCAGTTGTTTTCATAAACCGAGTTTATTGCCCTTTTCGCGAATAAGCCTAGCGTGTTCCATAGCTCTTTTTGCAGCCGACTCATATTGTTCTGCGGTCGGCCATCCTGCTACCATGCCTATGAATACGTTATTTTGCTCTAGGATTTCATCAACCACGCTATCGTCTTTGTTTTTAACGATCCTGTAGGCACATCTTGGTCCCCCTTGATACATTGCTGATAGGTATCCGCGGCAATACTGTAATTTTGCGCCATTTGCCAAGGTGGAATGATTCAATTCTGTAGGTCATGGTTGTCTTGTGTGGCGTTTATTTTGGTTTGAGGATTTTGATTTGTATGGTTGGGTGAGCGGAGTGGAGGTAATTGTTGATGATGTCGATGGTCCAATGGCGGGTTAGCCATTTGTGACAGTGATCGTCGTGTGGACGGAGAAGGATGTAGTTTCCCATTATCTCGTCAATGGGGGTGGAGTCGTGAATGAGCCTGGCAACGCCTGGATGAAATGGAGCTATGTTGTTGATTAGCTCGCGCGTGATGCGTTCGGGCCGGGAGATGGGAACGACGGTCATTTTCTTGAGAAAAAAACCGCCCGCAATCACACATCACACGATGGGCGTTGCGGGCGGCATATGAATTCCAAAAATACCAACGGAATAAATGAAGCAAAAAGATCCATAATTGTCAATTGCCATGTAGTGCAAATGACTTGCATTAAGTGTGATTGGTGGTATGGGGTATGTGACATGACCAATGACGAGCTTAAGGCAACTCCGGTTGGGTTTGCTGTATCTGTGTTGGGGCTTGAGCTGTATCCATGGCAGGCCGATGTTCTAAATGAGCTGGAATTAACGCCAAGGCAACGCGTTAAGGTAACGCTAGCGACCCCCAATGGGGCGGGTAAATCGGAGCGCATTGTTGCTACGGCTTGTTTATGGTGGCTCTCGATATATCCGAAGGGCAAAGTTGTTATCACTACCAAGTCTGGAATGCAGTTGGATACGCAGATTGCGCCCGCGATTGAGTCGCATCGTTCAAAATTTGACGGATGGAAATTTATTGAGCGTCAGATTGAGACTCCGACTGGCGGTTTGGCTGTGATGTTTACTACGGACGACGCGGGGCGGGCGGAGGGGCATCATACTATTGGCAGTGTCGATGTTGGTCCTGTGCTGATTATTGTGGATGAGGCAAAGAGTGTTGAGTCTGCGATTTTTGAGGCGTTGGATAGATGCACTTGGACTGCATTGCTTTATGTAAGCTCGCCTGGTTCGATGTCTGGGCGGTTCTATGAGTCACACACAAACCCCGTTTTTGGGTTTAAGGTGTTCAAGGCTGGGCTTTCCGACTGTCCGCATATTCCCAAGGACAAAATCGATGACATTATTAAGAGGTATGGGGCGGATGCGCCTTATACCCGGTCCACGTTGCACGGGGAATTCATGTTGGCTGATGGAGAATCGAAGTTTGATCGAGAAGGGTTGGAGTATTTGGCGCAGATGGCGAATGATGGATATGGGAAGGGGGTGATTGGGCGGCTGGAGAAGAGCGATGTTTTTGGGAACGTGCAATTCCACCCTGATCCTGACGGGTGGTTGTGGCTGGATGAGGATCGCAAGGAGGGCTGTTCTTACATGATTTCATGTGATCCCAACAAATGCGAGCAAGCGGAAGGAACGAAGAATAGGGACAACACGGCATGCGCGGTCTTAAGGGATGCGTATTTATCGAGCGACGGGCAGGAGATGAAAGAGCAGGTGGTTGCGTGCATGCACGACCAAAGGGACGGCAAGAATCCTGGGGTTAAGTGGGATTCTGACGTGGTTGCTTCGAGGATGAAGCTTTTGAGCGATTATTTTGGGAGATGCACGGCGGTTATTGAGGAGAACAACTTTGGGAGCGCGTTGATTAAGGAATGTCAGAAGGAAGGGGTGCCTCTTTGGCGCCGAACGAAGACGGACGATGTTAATCCCAACAAAATATTAAGGATTGTTGGATATTCATCGAGCGCGAAGACGCGTGAATGGTGGGTCCAGAAGTGTTCTGTGGCGATCCGCGATAAATCATTGGTGTGTCGGTATAAACCGGCCACTGATGAGTTTGCGACGTTCATTGTGACGCCTAGCGGGCGATCTGAAGCGATTGCAGGTAAACATGACGACTGGGTCGCGTGCATTGGTATCGCGATGGTTGTGCGCTGCTATAGTCCGATGCCCCGTATTCAGCGATATAGAGCGGTTGCTAGCGGTATTGGGTATGGAGATGGATATTCGGGGAACGCGGCAAAGGGTAGCGGCGCTTTTGGATGATAATTATTACCCCTATGACTAGAAATAAGCGTTCAAAATGCGGTGTTTATGACGGGGAGTATGATGCTAGCGCATGCGATTCTAGCATGGTGAGGCATTTAAGAAGATACTGGCAGGAAAGAGATCCGGTGGCGGCGCAAAGGAGCGTCGAATCTTCAGGGGCACGCAAAGCGCGCCGATTAGCCTCTATTAAGAGGCCGGTGATTACGATTCAATTATGGTTGAGATTTCCTATTGATGGACATGAGTGACGTGGGGATGTCTTTTGACGATTGGATGATATGCAGGGAGGCTATTGCCGGATTAGGGGGCGCTTTGTATATTGCGCGAGTCGTGGATGGCGGGCTTTGTGTTGAAATACCATACATAGAGCCGATGCAGTGCGCCGGTTAATGCAAATTAGTTGCATTTAGGGCTTGCATATTTGAGAAAACGCCTAAACGCGCCTCAAGTATGGATATTGAACAGCAGGGCGCGCAGGGAGAGACACCCGCTACGCCTGAATCGTCGGCGCAATCCAATGCGCCAGTAATTGCCAGTCCTGAAGATAGGCTATCATTAAGCCCAGAACAGAGAGATTCTTTGCTTTTCGGCGAGGTGAAAGATGATTCCACGGGAAAAACGGCAGAGGAAGTTAAGGAAACACAAGTGGATGCTAGCGCCGAATCTGAGACAGTTGGGGATGAGGCGAGTGATGAGGCGAGTGATGAGCCCGGTGAGGATACAAGTCCCGCTGCTGGCGATAAGATCTTGCCGAATCGCATTAGCACAAAGCAATTCGATGAGCGTGAGCAAGAGGCGATTGCTTTAAAGTATGAGTTAGCCAAGCAGGGCATCAAAATCAGCTTGCCGGAGGCTTGTGCTCGAATTGACGCAAAGTATGGAGTTCAAAGCGAGCCAATCCATCAACAACAAGCGACAGACCCATCGCCTGACCCGATTGAAGTGATGAAGCAAGAGGCGAAAGCCCTTGAAGATAAGCTTTCGGAGTTCGATGATGGGTTAATTACGCCAGAATTTAGGCGGCTACAGGCAGAATATGCCGAGAAGCTGGCCGACATACGTGCGGCGAAATTGGAGGCGAAGTTTGATGCTCAAAGGTTGCAAGATTCCATTGCGCAACGGGAGGCTTTGGAGCAAGCGGAGCGCAGAAGCGCCCGCGAAGCGAATAAAGCCGAAGTGCTCAAGGAGTATCCAACCGCAAATGACGCAAAAAGCCCGTTAGGGAAAGAAATCACTCTATTATATAGCGAGATTTCATCTGACCCCAATCACCCGTTAAGGGCTGAGATGGCAAAGGATTCATTTCCTGCCTTCCTGGCGCAAAAAGCGGTTGAGTCAAAAACGGCAGAGTTAAAAGCAGTTGGTTTGACTGACGCGCAGGTTGACGCCGTGCTAAAGGGCAAGCCAATGCCAAAGGAGCAAGTGAAAGTTGAAGCAAAGACAGGCGCAAAACCTGTTCCACGGACTGTGTTGGTAACGCAAGCAGGATCTAAATCCGCTCCAGAACCAGCGCCGCCCATGAGTCCCCGCGAAGCATTGGAGCGGGCAAGGTTAGATCCAAAATTCAGAGATTCCGTTTTAGGGTTCGGCGGCGGAATAATGATTAGATAAGCCGAGCCAAAACTTAGACTTTAGAAAGATTCAATATGAAAAAAGCAATGTTTGTTTTTGGGTTAGCCATTGCGGCTGGCCTAGTAGTTGGTCCGGTTGGCTTTAGCCTGCTGGGTTTGGCATTCCTTAATTTTGCTCCGATTGGCGCATCTTTGGGGACTACTTATTCCACCGTCAACACAACCACGAATGCGGGGTATGTGACTGAAAACTCGCAGGTCAAAGAACAACTCTGGATTGAGCGTGTCCTGAGCACTAATGGCGCGTCGGTTCAGTCCACTCCATTCGCCGATGGCATGACGGGGCGCGTTATTGCTGGCAAGCCTGCCAACGATAGCCAGCTCAATAAAGCGGTGATCGAAGTCATGAACACATCCAAGATGCGTGGCGATACGATTAACTTCTTTTCGTATGCTGGTATTGGCGGTGAGGGTGCTACTGGTGATAACGTTCGTCGCGGAACTGAAGCGCAGATTCACACAGGGAATCTGCAAGTGACAATTGGGAATCAGATTTTCTCAGTTGGTTACAAGCAATCCGCTGTAGATAAGTCGATGATTGGCAAGGATCTTGTGAGTAATGCGTGGCTGAATGAGCAGTTGCGTAATTTGCACAACAAGCGCAAAAACAACACGATTATCATGCGGATGATTCAAGCGGCAGGGGGAACAGCGCTGGGCGGGACTGCAATTGGCGCTAATAACTTACTGCGGCCCGAGGGCGTCGCGACACGCGATGCACTCAAAACCGCAGATTCTGTGGATCTCAGCCTAATCCAGTATGCCGGGCAATACTTGCCAGGATTGGGCGCGATGCCTATGGATACGACCCAAGATAGCGGTGGATCTGTTGGCGAGCTGTTTATGTTCTTCACGTCTGACAAGGCGTTGGTGGACTTTGAAAGCGATCCAACTAATACCAATATCCTGCAATATGGATGGGATCGTGGCGCTAATAATCCTATTTTTGGTGGTGGGTTTACCAAAGTTCGCGGGCATGGATTATATCGTTGGATTCACCGGGATCATGCCAATATGGATAGCATTGGTAGCCCGCTTTTGCCTCGCGCCAAGCTTTCGGTTGCGCTGACTGGGGCAAATACCGGATCAATCATCCAGGGCGGCGGATTGACAGCCGCAGAGAACCCCACAGACACCATTCCTCAGTGGTTCCATTGCTTCAGCAATGCGCCTTATGTGATGTATGGTGGAGTGAACAACATTCCGGCCGACACTAGCACGGATCGCTATGTGATGATTCTGAATCCGACTGGAAGTTACGCGGTGTATAATTATCGCGTAAATGACGGCAACAAAATCACCATTCTTGCTCGCGTCTCGATTGGCAAAGGGACTGAAAGCAACAATCATCCGGTTGGCGCATTGATCGTTGAGTGCAATGCCAATGGCGTGCCATTCGGGCGTTCGCTGATGCTGGGCGCGCAAGCAGTTGTGGGCGGGATCGGATCTATCAACGGCAATCCCGCCGATCCTCAGGTTGGTGTGATTCGGAAAGAGGAACTAGACTTGGGCAACGACATCGCGATTGGTGTTGAAGGGTGCGCCGGTTATGCGGCAGTAACACGCGCAGGGGATGGCGCATATCCTGGCTTTGTTGTGATTGAGCATGCTGTGCATGTTCCTGGCGCTCCTGTTATCTCGTAATTCGGGGAGTAAAACAGACAAAGGGTCCGCCCGGATGGCTTTGGCTATCCGGGCGGTTTTGTTATTGACACATACTGCCGCGAGCTAAATCACGATGATTATGAGCAATCGTGTTTTGATAGCTTCTGCCGAGAAGCGCGCTCGCGCGCCATTCGTTCTAAGGGGTGGAGGCAAAAGAATTGGAGTAATGGAATACAATCAAGGCAATGGAAGGCATGAGTGTATTCTTGACGCGGAAGTTTACGAGCGACATGCAAAAGAGATTGCGTTGAATGGCAGGATTCCGGGGTTTTGTGTTTATGCTGTTCATTTTTTTGCCAGCAACGCCGCCCCAATTGGGGAAACCAAAGACGATCCAGTGCCTACGACAAAGGCAGAGGTCAACGATTCATTTCATATTGATTTACATGACGGAATGGCATTTAGCCGATTAAGGGCTATCGCTAAAGATCATGGAATTGACTATTCAAAGCTCACCACTGCAAAGGTGTTGATCGACGCGATTGAAGATGCTCGCAAACGCAGCGGTGTAAAATCCAAGGCGTAATTTATGGCAGCTCCAACCATTCAAGCTATTGCATTATCTCTATTGAGAATGCTCGGAATCTCATCCCTAGATCCCAACGTAGGGGAGAATTCCGTTACTGATGGAGACATAGCAGATGTGGCGATGATAATGACGCAGGCATATCAAATAATATGGGCTCTTGCGCCAGGGGAACAGAAGCGAATCCAAGGCTCAGGGGTTCTGCATGCGCCCACATCTGTCACTTTATCTGTGACGAATGGATCGACTTCGATTTCATCAGTTGCGACATGGGCATCATGGATGGAGGGTTGCACTATTCGCATCAATGGCGACAGTCAAGATAACGAGATTTTATCGTCAACCGCATTATCAAGGCCATACGTTGGCAGCACAGGATCGGTATCTGCGACAGTTTACGGAGATTGCATTACAGTGGATGGATCTATCGAGAACGTGATTTCTCCCATGACGGTCGGCAATCAGTATCACGTCACAGAGACACAGAGCCGAGCTGATTTTGCCCGCCTTGGCTTATGGAAGGTCCAGCCTAATGCGCCATATTCATTATCTTTTTGGGCCTTTGGAGAGAAGCCATTAGGCACTTATCCTAATGTTTTCTTTGTGGAAGGATTTTATGATTCGTCGTTGGATTATGTAAAAAGGAGAATTCGATTTAGCCCCATGCCTGTGGGGCAACTTCCAGTGGCTTACACGGCCAACTCTTCTCCACCGAGAGTCACTTCGGATGATATACTCAGTGGCAGTTATAGCAATGACCCTGGCGCAAAAATACCTATGCTTAACGCCAATGTTGAATCTGTTTTTCTTCCGATTGCAATGCAGCTTTTGACGAGGTTAGCCACATTCAAGAACAGCGAAGCAAAGCCAGAGATTGCCAGGCAATTTCAGCAAGCAATCAATATTCTTAAGGATTCAAAAGCTTCAGTTGGATCAATTCGCGGGGTATATATTTAATGTATGGCTATTTCTAGAAATGATATTCGGACGCAAGCGCGCGATGTCTTCGGAAAGCCGAATATTTCGTTTGAAAATGGCGACTCGAATTTTCCGAAAGTTGTTGAAGTAAGGACAGGCAGGCAAGGAGAGACGCAGAAGCCTTGGTTCACTCCGCATAAAAAGTATCCGCAGGCACTGCTAACACAACAACAAAGCCAGCCTGGCGATAATACTGATTGCGTTGTAACTGAGGTTTACGAAACTCTTCCTGGGGCGTGGATTCATTCTGCGGAATATGACCCTATTTTGGGGGAGATCCAAGTTCGCAAGAGGGCAGTCAAATACGATGGGCAATTAGCCACTCTTACAGCGACGGTTGCGACAACCTACGAACCTCGCGATCCGTCTGCTATTGTTTTTTTCCAGATTGAAAAAACTAATAGTGACGGGACCGGATCGGATGATGAAAACCCTGCTTATCCGATTACCACTATTGATTTCTACGACGACGCCAAAGGAGCAGTGCAACAAACCACGCAAGCGGTGGTTTCTACAGGGAGCGAGGTGGGTTCAATTGAGTTTACGCAAACAGGCGGGGCAGGCGAGGGGACAGTTACGCAGATCCGTTATGAGCCATTAAACCAATTCATCCTCAAGAAAGTAATTGAAACATGGGATCTTCCTGGACCAGTTCGGTCAGGAGCGGTATTCACTGGAGAGCAACAATCTGGCACTCTCACAAAGCAGTTGCAGCATAATGACGTAGCAACGCTAGCCACCGGCGCGACTGTGGTTAGAGCATCTGTGCAGCCGGTTAACGAGATCTATTGCGAGAATGAGTCCGTTATAGTTGGCGATGTCTTCGGGAACGCGGCTAATACCGTGCAACGTCCGGACGTGCTGCCTGAAAAGTTTCGCGCCGCGATTCCTGAAAATATTACGGCGGTGACATCCGCTGGCACAGCGGGGACACCATCGCTAGGAGCTGGCGAGATACAAAAGAGCGAGGAACAAGTCACGGCGGCAAAAAAACGAGTATCGACAAAATCAAGATCTACGTCTGGCGCTACTTTAACGGGCACAAAGAATTTCACAATGCGCACGTCCGGGACAGTTACCGAGACGTTTGCTAATTCGATTCAAACCCCCGATACAGGACTGACAACCGTTGAATCCACAGTTGATCCGCTAGGCGACGGATCGAGCATAAAAACAACTGTTTCGGTATCGGCTCATCCAGAGCTAAAGCAATACCGCTACGATAAGCGCGTTGGAGGGCTTGTTGAGACTACGGAACAATTTATTACGCCGCCATCTGGCCAACCTGCTGATTTTTTTGGCGAGATACGAATTATTGACGAGGCGCACTCTTTAAGAATTTCCGAGACGGTCCCTACAAGCAAGCTTAGCAGTTACATCAGGGTTATCCCTACTTGGTCAAAGATACCAATCCCGGCTGTTCTAAAATCGGTGGAAATAGTTTGGAATGAAGGGGTGGGAGAAGGGAATTACGGAGGCACTTGGTCAGGTCACGCGGAGGGGCCAACCACAACATTAACCGGATCTAATAACGGAGATGCATCATCATCGGTATCGTATATTCCAGAAGCTATTCCTAAGATTATCGAGCCCGCGGCGCAGGGGATAAATACGAAAACGTATTTCTTTTATTTAGATAACGCATCCGTTACAGTTGATGGAATTTTATCTAAGTTAGGAACGATTGCCGGTGGTTCTGTTCAAGAATGGCCAGTGTTTAAACCCGAGCCGGTTTATATAGCATTGATTGGCGGCAAAATTTCTGTGCAAGCGAGGGCATCAGCGCAAGGTTTTTACCATCAGGGGCCTGACGGTTTTGCGGCTTCATTGAGTGAATCTGACGGAGAAAGCTATGACGTCAATCACGTCAACCGCTCCTTGGTGATTCCGGCAACAATTCATGAAGCCATTGCTATTACTGGCGACACATCTAAGACACACACAATTAAAGCTACTGCTAGAGTTAATTGGTATGGCTATGGCGGATTCCCATCGGCAAGCAGCCCAGGATCATCTATATCAAAAGACATCAAAGCATTTGTTTATCCCAAAACTATATCGGCAACCACTCCAAATAAAGTTCCTAGTTCTGGGTTTTATCTAGTGGATTGCCACGTTGAGGAAGCCGACTGGGGGTATTCGAGAGTAATGGCTGAAGTTTTAGACGCATCTAAGCTAGCATGAGCGATAAATACAAAACTCACCCCGACGCGTATAAAACTCACCCTGAGGCATACGATACAGCGGGGCAACCGATTGGGCGCGCATCCAAAGTAGACTCGGAGATGGGTGGGTTTATTCGCCGAATGCAGGATAGACGGGCGCAAAAGACACATACACCAGCGGCAGCGCATGCTAAAATTGAAGCGCCTCCTGCGGTTGTGATTCCGGCGCACAACTTTGGGAAAGTTCCAGAGGTTCCTCAACCCCATGGCGGGCAAGTGGGCAATAATAGCCAATCGTCGCATCCGTTTAAACTATTTCTTATTCCAGACACCACGAATTTAAGCGTTGAGATAGGCTCTCATATTAGAACTGATCTGGATGAAATTGTTCCCGTTGGAGGGCCGGTTCAATGCCCGCCGATTGGAGGCATTATATATGTTAAAGCGAAGGTCACAGGGGTTTATGGTGAAATCGAATCTGTATCTCTTATGGCAGGAGCTAAATGGAAGGAATGGCCATCCCCCATAGAGACGAACAATAGCGGAGATCAAGTAGGAATTTATATGCTTCTAGGCCAGGTTGTTGCTCTGAATTCACCGCATTCTTCATCAGTGATTTTAACTGACAGAAAAGTTATTCAGTTATGGCACACATATGCTTCAGTCGCGATCACTGCGACATACGGCTTTGCGTCTTATGAAATATTGCCTAGCGGCGGAGGTTTATTCGAGTGAGTAATTATCATTACATTGGGCGGCGAAATGGGTTTCCGTTTTTTACCCCTACCGAAGCAAGTTTTTCCGATGTTAATTATTTGCCATTGAACCTTCGTGGCGCGGGAGCATTATTTTGGAGAATCAAAAAATGGCAAATTGACGTTGATATCTCTTGTTCTGGTTTCACAACTACCTTTGCTAAGCGTGACGAGGATAACTATTTTGGCGAAAATCTAATAATCCCTTCATTCTCTGCTACGATTAGCGCGACCACCATAAGGAAGAACTCGGATGATGCTGAAGCTGACGAAAACGACTTGTTAAAGGATTATTATTCCGATGATTTTGTTGGGACCGACAACATCATAAATGACGTAAGTATTGATCCGACAGAGATAACGGGGGGATCGATAAAAATGTGGGATGATTCAGTGGTTGGCACTGATTTTAGCCTGGACACTCCGATCCAATACGGATCAGCACTCGGCCCCAGAATGGCCCGAAGGCGAACGCCGATCATAAATGAAGCAAGGTATTTTTTGTCGAGAATACCATTTAATGTAGGGACCAAGAACGAATCAGGCACTTATTATTTCCAGGTAAACGATCCTGATATAGCGCCGCCTGGGGGGTCATTTTATTCCGAAAGCACTACGGGGCTTCTCGAAGTTGCAACAATCGCGGGATGTGTTGGGGATTTTTATGCTTATCCATA